GTTATCACCACGACCATAAAAATCATGGTGGTGGTGTTATCACCACGACCATAAAAATCATGGTGGTGGTGATGGTGTTACAGATACTTCACCGCTGTTCTTATCGATGGAATAACCGTATTTTTTTACCCACCGATAGATGGTAGTCAGCGGTTTCGACTCTCCGTTTTCGTCGCTGAAATACTCAGACAGCGCCTTTGCGGTGGGTGGTCCGTCAACGCTGCAGGCGGCTATTGCCAGCTCGAATTTCTCGCGCTGCGTGTTGCTTTTGTTCTCGGCTTTTGTCTTGCGCACCTTGGCAGCTTTCTTCCACGGCTGTATTTCTGTGTCCGCCTGAGCATCCACCAGCAGTCCGTCCTGCTCCACACGATGCACCGGGTAGTCAAACCATAGATTAAGCGGCGGAAACTTCGGGAACTCGCGCAGCGTGCCCTCGATGCGCCACGCCGTCCGCGCTCTGATCGAGAGACGCAGGCGGCGCACCTCGTCCTCAAGACGGCGGTATTCCTCCGCAGACAGCACCCGGCGGCAGATATCCAGCATGGCGCGGCTGCTGCAGGCGTCGTCCTGCGAGGCTTTATTGGTCTGACCGGCGCGGTCAAGATATCCCATGCACAGGGCGCACACGGCGTTGTTCTCCGTCTGGGTGTAGACGCTTTCCTGCGGCTCAAGCTCGATGAGGTCAAGCAGCGCATCGGGGTCACGGGCGAACACGCCGGAGCCTGACGCTCTGTCCATGGAACGTTTGCCGCCCTGCGCGCCCTTCGAATGATGGTGGCAGTAGATGACGGCGCAGCCCAGCTCGGTGCAGACTTTATCAAACTGGTTGCAGAACTTTGCCATCTGATCGGCGCTGTTCTCGTCGCCGGTGATGACCTTGTATATGGGGTCGATGATTATCGCGATGTAGTTCTTTTTTGAAGCGCGGCGGATGAGCTTTGGTGCCAGCTGATCCATGGGTACCGACCTGCCGCGCAGGTTCCAGATGTCGATACTGCCCAGGTTCTCCGGCTGCAGGCTCAGTGCGGTGTACACGTCCCTGAAACGGTGGAGACAGGACGCCCTGTCCAGCTCGAGGTTGACGTACATCACGCGCCCCTTGGCGCAGTCGAAGCCCAGCCAGGGCTTGCCCTCGGCGATGGCTATGCACAGCTCGATGAGGGCATAGGACTTGCCTGCTTTTGATGGACCTGCCAGCAGCATTTTATGTCCCTGACGCAGCACGCCGCCGATGAGACAGGGTGCCAGCTCGGGCAGGTCGCCCCAGACCGCGTCCAGTCCTTCGGGATCGGGCAGATCGTCGTTGACCGCTTCGATCCACTCCACCCACTCCGACCACGATGCCTTGCCGAGGTTGGTGTCGATGAGGAACTGCTTCTGTCCGCTGCGGATAACACCGGGCATACGGGAAAGGCGCGAGGGGTTGCGGTTCTGTGTGTCGATGTCAAGACCGTTCTTTTTGCATACGGCATAGAGATAGTCGACACGCTTGCGGTATTCGGGATAATCGGCGGCGTCCACCCGCACGATGGCGTGCAGGCTCTTGTTTCCCGAGTGAACAAGACAGGCTATGGGCAGCTCCAGCTCCCGGAGGATGGCGTTCTGCTTTTCGATATCCACGCTGTCCGATTCCACCAGAGCGTAGCGGAATTCGGTGACGTTTTCATTGCGGATGCCCTTACCGTCGAGGGGATTGAAGCGGATCCACGCGCCGATGTCCTCGCTGTAGTCACCCAGCACCGAGCCGATATCACCATTGCATTTACTCAGCTGTTCGATTAACTGCCCTGCAGTTCTATCCCAGCAACCTTTCGACGGCGATATCCGTCCGCCGTCGCCTTTCGTGGCCCGGGTCACATAGCCCACCATGTCGGTGGATTCGAACAGTGTTTCAAGATAGGTGATAAGGTCTTTTACGGGGTTCCAGAGCTGGGGTGAGGCGATCTCCCTGCCCTCGATCCAGTGGCGGTCAACGATCACCGGCTCGCTGCCGATGCTGTCGTTCCAGTCCAGCTCCCTGTCCTCGCGGCGGGGCGACCAGCCGCCCTGCTTTGCCAGAGCGACGATCGTTCCGCCGGTGACAGGTGCGTTTGTCATGCCGGTGAAGGACTGCCATTTGACGGCGCACTCCCCGGCGTGGTATCTTTTGGGATCCCGGCTGCTCCATTTATCCCAGTGGTCGGCGGTGTAGCCCTCGTGCTTGAGAGCCATTCCGATGCCGACCCATTCGGTATAGTTCAGGGCAGCCGGGTCGATGTAATCCAGTAATTCAATGAGATCTAATTTGCTTTCCTGCATGGCTTATTCTCCTGTGTATGTAGCAGGATTGATTCCCGGAGGGATGCGCCAGCCGTTGCCGGCGATGCGGTCGATGAGACGCTTGGCGGCGGCAAAAGTCCAGCTGCCCACGTGCCGAAAACCCTTGCTTTCGAGGAAACGGATCTGCTTGGGGGTAGTCAGACCTTCGTCTCTCCGTTTGCTCAGGCGGTCAAGCAGCAGTGAAGCCTTGCCGGCGCTGTCGATCTCGTCAGGGAAGATGCCCAGCTTTTCAAGGCGCTCAAGCTGCTTTTGTGAGGGCGGCGCCATCTCCCAGCCGAAAGCCGGAACGTAGCCCGATAGATCCTCCGCCTGTATGGACATTTCAAACTGCAGGGGATCGACAAGCTTGCGCTTGCGGGTACGCATCTCGGCAAGCTTGTTGGCGAGTGCTTCCTCGCGCTGGGCGACGACGTCCTCGCTTGCCCTGGTCTCGGCTTCCTCGAGATCGACGGGGCAGCCTGCCTCGGCTATGTTCTCGGTCATCTTCTTGGCGACCTCGGGATTCTCCGCGATCAGACAGGCGGGGCGGCACAGCTCGTGACGCTCGGTGTGCCAGAGGAAATCAAGCAGCAGAAGATCCTTCTTGCCCGGATGCAGGCGCGTACCTCTGCCCACCATCTGGCTGTACAGGCTGCGCACCTTCGTGGGGCGCAGCACGATGACGCAGTTCACCGACGGGCAGTCCCAGCCCTCGGTGAGCAGCATGGAGTTGCACAGGACGTTGTATTTCCCCTCGTCGAAATCGGCGAGAACCTGAGCACGGTCGGCGCTGTCGCCGTTGACCTCAGCTGCCCGGAAGCCTTTGTCGTTGAGGATGTCGCGGAACTTCTGGGAGGTCTTGACCAGAGGAAGAAACACCACGGTCTTGCGATCGGCGCAGTGCTCCAGCATCTCGTCTGCGATCTGGTAGAGATACGGGTCGAGGGCGGTGTCGATGTCGGCGGCACGGAAGTCTCCTGCCTGCACCGACACGCCGCTCAGATCAAGCTGCAGAGGAAGTGTCAGCGCCTTTATGGGCGACAGATAGCCCTCGCGGATGGCTCTCGGCAGTGTGTATTCATAGGCAAGACTGTCGAAATACTGCCCGAGATTGCGCATATCGCCGCGGTCGGGAGTGGCGGTGACACCCAGCACGTCAGCGTCGCCGAAATGCTCCAGCACACGCTGATAGCTGTCGGACAGGCAGTGATGCGCCTCGTCGATGATGATGGTGTCGAAGTAGTCACGGGCAAACTGAGCAAGGCGCTTTTCACGCATGAGGGTCTGGACGCTGCCCACGGTGATGCGGAACCAGCTGCCCAGACAGGACTGCTCGGCTTTCTCCGTGGCGCAGCCAAGGCCGCAGGCTTTGGCTATCTTGTCGGCTGCCTGATCCAGCAGCTCGCCGCGATGGGCAAGCACCAGCACGCGCTTGCCCTGAGTGACGCACCGCTCGGCGACCTTGGCAAAGACGATGGTCTTGCCGCAGCCGGTGGGCAGAACGAGAAGCGTTTTGCGCTGACCCAATGTCTCCCATTCTCTGAATATGGAATCGAACGCCTCCTGCTGGTAGGGGCGCATCTGCATTTTCTGTACCGCTTCCATCAGTTATTCCAGAAGCTGTTAGGCTGAGAAGGCGCAGAGGGGGCGACGTTATACTCGGGGGCATCGGCAGGATCGATGTAACGGGCGATGCGATTGGACTGACGCTCCTTGCCGTCGTTGCCCGTCCATGTCTCCGTCGTTATCTCGCACCAGCCGGAGCTGCCGGGGACGGTCTGCCAGTTCATGCGCAGAGGCTCGTCGTGCTTTTTCTGACCGATGGCGAGAAAGAACTGGCACAGCTTCCATTCCATCTTGGTGTGGAGCAGCAGGCTGTCCTCAATGACGGCTCTGCTGCGGTTTGCCACGTCGGACACGCGCAGGGTGAGCAGCGCCATGTTGCAGGGAGGGATCTTGCCCTTGCCGGAGCTGCGTCCGCGCTCGAATTTCTCAACGGTGAAACGGTAGACGCCATCGGGCAGCAGCGTAAATTCGCTGCCCTCGTTTTCGATGGTGTCGTCCCATGTGAATTCGCGATCAACAGATGTAAATTCTGCCATTATCGTTGTCTCCTTAAATCAAAAATTTATGTCTCTGACATTCTCCAGAAGCGGCAGCAGCTGATTCCAGCCGGCGATCAGAGCGCCGTTGATGAAATCCTCGCCGTAGCTGGCGATGGGCGTGGAGTACGGGAAGTATCCGCGCTCGGAAACCACGGTGCGGATCATATCGTCGCTGACGTTGTGGGCGTGCATCAGATCGCTGAGTGCTTTGGGAATGTCTGTCCGGGAAGAATCGGGTGTACCTTCGGATAAACCGGAGTTTACACCTGATTCAGGCTGTACTCCTGTCACGTTGTGTGCATTACTGTCAGATAGAACGCTCTGCTGTCGCGGCGGTGTCTGCTCGGCGATGGCTGCCCCCGATGGGAAGCAGTGGGCGATGGCTCTGAAATCAAAGTCCATGGTCTCCGGCAGATCGTGGCGGTTCTTGGCATCCCAGCAGGGGTGATGGCTGGTGTACATGACGCGCTTTCCGCCCTGGGCTTTGGATTTGGTGTGCTCGCCGGTACCGTCCTTGACCACGATGGTCTTGTAGGATGCGAACAGAACCATATCCGCCCATTCCTTGACCATGGGCGCTGTCTGCTTGGACAGCTTCATTTCCCAGCGGTCATAGGCTCCCATTTCGTCGGGCTGCTCGAACTTGCGCATCTTTGCGTGGGCGGTAAGGACGACGTGGATGCCGCGGCTGACGACTTCCTCAAGGAGATTGAGCAGCTTGCCGAACTGCTCCGCCAGATATACATAGCCTTTGCCATAGCCGAAATCCTCGATGCCCTTCTTGTCGTAGCGCGCAAGGATATCGTTGATACACAGCAGCTCCGCCCAGTCGGCGGTGTCAATGACGAGGGTCTTGCACACATCGACGTGATCGCGCACATAGCTGACCTGCTCCGTGAGCATCGTCCAGCTGGACGGCTTGTCAAACCGACGCACATCCATGTGTCTGGTGCTGCCCTCGGTGTCGATGAAAACGGGGTCAGGGAACTGCGCAGCGAAGGTGCTTTTGCCGATGCCCTCGGGGCCGTAGAGCACCACCTTCTGGGCGCTCATGATTTTTCCACTTGATATGTTCATTGCCAGTAACCTCCTGCCGGTGCGTCGGAGGTGGTGTCGGTCACGGCACCGGTGGCGTAACCGTCCTCGATAATTATGCTGCACTCGTCTCCCGTGCTCACTCTGGTGGCGATGGCCTGCAGCCCCTCAGCTTCCAGCCATTCGCCGAACTCACGCAGGGTGTCGGTGTCCATCTGCTCAAGCTTGTCGATGAGCACAAAGCCGCATTTCGGATTGAGCCTGCGGACGATGGCGGTACCCACACGGAGCTGATCCGCGCCACTCATGCAGTCCCAGCGTGCGCCGTTGTATATCAGCTCACCGTCCTGCACCGACAGTCCGGGCAGCGGAAGGTCCGCGCCGGCGAGCAGCTGAATGCGCTGGTCGCGGAGATCCTCGATCTGTGCGGTCAGACCGTCGTACTGAGCCTGATATTCCTTTGCATCTTCCTCGGCCTTTTCCTTGTCGAGATTGGCACGGACACGGATGTTGATCTGCTCAATATCTGCTATGTTCTGCTCGAGCTCTGCGGTGGACTGATCCACCAGTTGCGCGGCATCGGTCTTGGCGATGTCAATATCGGCCGCCAACTGGTCGCGGCGTTCTTCCATGCCGCGGATTTTTGCGTACAGTTCCCCGATCTCGGAGCAAAGTTGATGATACTGAGCGGTCATGGCATCCAGATGGTCACGCTTGCGCTGGTTTTCACCGTTCCGTGCGAGGATAGCCTGCTGCTGACGGATGAGTTCAGACGCGGACACCGGCTCTCTGGGTGCATCGGGATAGTCAGGCAACTCAGCGGCGTACTTCTTTTTCTGGTCAGCGATCTGGCCGATGGCGTGGCGCTGATTGTAGAGGGT